CGAAATAATACAATGCGTCGCGATGAGCTCCATGCCATCTTGCTCTTCTCCGCTCTCAAGCTGGGCTGGTGAGCCATAGAAATCCCAAGGGGTGTAGCAGCCGTCTGAGTATTCGGGGTCTGCATCAACTTGTGCGACCGCATGCTCGACATCAACCCGTCGGGGCTTCTTGATTAAGCCCAATTCTCTCTGCCTCTGGCCGTCCGCTGACATAACGTGGTGGACAAATTTGTCCTCCCAACGTGAGCTCCCGGCCATCGTCATTCTGATCAAACCAGCGTTGAGCAGTTTTCGGGCGTAATTTCCATCTGGATCATATAGCCCAAGACTCTGACAGTACTCCAGCTCGGCCCAATATTCGGCATTCGATCGTTCAATCCTTTCTCGAAGCTCAGCTCGCTTTTTGCGCTGGTAGTTGTTATTCTTGGCCCGAGGGGACACAATAGCATCGAGAACTGCTCGCTTTCTCTGGTAAACGTTATTATACGTAAAACCAGGCCGCGGCAAATCAAGACGCTGGGGGTCAACAACCTCTGACACCTCATTCGTCACGTAGCGTGCTCTTCGCAAAGCGCTCGGCAAATATCCTTGGGCGTCCTGAACAAATTTAGGTTGATTGTCCATCTTGTGTCCAAACCACAGAGCATCGAAACGTTTCTTCTCTCGCCTTAAACATTCATCGTGCTCAAAATCAAAGGCGGTATTCGCGCACCGCCGTGAGGTCCTACCCACATCAGAGTATTTTGGACCACACTTGTTAGGCTTCTTGCCTTCACTCCTTCCTCCTTGTTTCTTAAAAGCTGCTCCTCCAGCAGTCTTCCCGCCTAATTTACCTCCTTTGGAGGCCTCCAGTTCGACGCAACTGAAGTAGACACGCCTGTCGTCTAAGCCCCCTTTTGCGGGGGGGCCATCCTGATTCTCTCGATCACTTTCGCTTCCACCATAACCAGTGACATTCGAGTCAACACTCGACATGTCGGGGCAAATCTTTCGATCCCCAATTGGGCGCAACGGAACTCCATCCGTGTGCGACACCGTACCCAGGTAAACACCTGGCGTACCCTCCTCTGTAGGCATACTCGAGTCAACACTCGACGTAGCAGAGATAACAAAATTTGGTAAAATATTAGAACCGAGAAGTTAAAATAGACAAACGGCTTCTCAGGCACGCTCATCCGGATGAATCAATTTGGAAGAGTTATTCATCCTCGGCCAGCTATTTGCATAGTACGGACCAACTCTTTGTTATACTTTGAATCGTCTCCTAGGCGTACAACAACCTAGCTCCCAACACAAACTGACGGCGACGGGGTTTCCAATCCCGCCTTTTATAAACCATACAGCGTTTGTGCCAAGGCTCCACAAAACCACAGGCGCTATATGCACATGCTAATTCCCCCCCCCATATTCCATTTTCATGGGGGGTTTTTCTCGCTTATTTAGCGACTGACCATAGACGTTAAAACTCGTAAGAGACACTTCTTCCTCTCCCAATGGAGAAACTGCATCTTCGCAAACAATAGTCCTTAAATAACCAGCCACCGAGTGGGCGAAGGAAACAAACATGAGCACAAGAACGTGCAATCATGCACCGAGATAACTACATCTCGTGAAAAATTAAAGCATCTAATGCTAGGGATTTTATAAACCTGATACAAGACTTTATTAAATAGGTAAAATCTGAACAAAACCCAGATCTGTGTTTTTAAAGAGATACACATAAACTCTTTCACTAAAACTTTCTGCAATCAAAAGATATCGTACTAGTAGTAGCAAAATTTTTAAGACTTAATTGTCTTCAATTTCACTTATCCGTAGGGCAGTGAAACCCATTGATA